AATACCTAAAGATTTTCTTAAAGATCCTGGTTTCTTAATTGCTTTTTTAATATCTAAAGCCATTAACAAATATAAGTTTTTTTATTTCTTCCAGGCATAACTTTACCTTGGCCTCTGCCAGAAACTGTAACCATTCCACCCTTAGCATAGCCTTTAATTTCTTTTACAACTCTTTTTTTTTCGTCTTTAAGATTTCTTTTACCTTTTTTAGTATATGCTTTTTCAGCATCAACTCTACCAAGCTCTTCTAGTTTATTCATTCTAGATGAGTTCATTACTTACTAGCTCCTCTAGATTCATCTCTTCTAGATTTGTAACTTTGTGATTTAGTAGATTCTTTTCCTTTTCTTGATCCTAAAGATTCATCTAGTCTATCGTTAGCACCTTGTTTCTTAACAGATCCACCTTTAGCTTTTTTAGCTGCGTATGGAAATCTGACATTTGATCTTACTCCGTTTTGTCTCATAATAGTTTCTCCTTAATTATTTTCCTTTTATCAGATGTGTTGCCTTAAGTCCATAGACGCTTGCAATTACCCCAACAAAAATTGTTTGGTACCATAGTGGTAAATTTCCAAAGTGTTCAAAGAATAACTCCATTTTTTCCATATGTACAGGATTATCCGACCAAACAGACCATCCCAGCATTACGATCGGGACTGACAGTAAAAGCAAAATAAATTCGTCTTTCCAGTCTGATTGTCTAGATTCTAAGAGTTTGCCTTGGTAAGCTTCTTTACCTTCAGCCATACGAGATGCGTGCATAAGCTGTGCATCCGACATAGCCATTTTCGTTCTCTGTTTATTAGCGTAAATTTTACTTCCAGCAGAAACGGCTAATTTAATTGCCGATAACCACATGTTAGTACCACTTAGCTTTTACAGGTTTTTTGTCAGCTCTCATCGCTTTAGTTCCTCTAACTGTAACAGTTTGAGTTTCTTGCGGGTTAGTAGCTTCAATAGTAACGCCACCTGTTTGGTAACCGTCTTTGCCAACACCTAATTCTTTTGTAATTTTAGGTTCTTTGACATACATTGCGCCTCTTTGCCAATCTTTATCCATAATATTCTCCTTGAGTGTTATTATACTTAATTTTTATTAAAGTTTCTACCAAAATCGTTTCTTTTGCTTTGATCAGCCATTTGTTGTCTCTCTAAAGCAGCATCTGCTGACATAACTTGTTTGGTAAGCGAAGTATCTGCTCTTAATTCAGCTAATTCTTCGTTTTGGTCTTGTTTATCTTCGAACTGTGCTTGGTTTTGCGTAGCTCTCATAGTATCTAAGCTAATTCTACCTTCATCGTAAGCTTTTTTAGCTTCGTTTTGTCTAGCTTTGATATCTAGTTCTCTAGATTTTAGTTTAAGTAGTGGATCACCACCTAATTCACTAATAATTTTTTCTTCTTCCTTCATATAGTCTCTAACCATTTCAGAAATCAACACAGCTTTTCTAGAATTAACTTTATTTGTAAGCATTGTTACTTGTTGAACTAATTGTTGGTTCTGTGGTTGTTGTTGTAACATCTGTTGCATCTGTTGTGCTTGTTGTAATTCTTCTTGGAACTCTAATTGTATTTGTTCTTGAGCCATTAAACTAATTCTTTCCAATATATTTTTTTGTAACGCACCCATAATAGTTGGTGAGTTCTGTACCATATTAGATTGCATAAAATTTAAATGCGAATCGATGTGAGCTTTGTGATCTTGACCAGGGAAAGCTTGAAAAGGTTTCATACCCATTGCTGCAATTTCTTCAAGTGCAGGGTCAATAGGTTGAGGTTGTTGCGGTGGAGGTAATATCGCGTTGATATTTTTTACCCCAACCGCTTCATACATAGATCTGTACGCTTGGTACAAATCATGTATCTGAGGATTCGATTGTGCTAATTGTAGCTCCATTTGAGCCATAGAAATTCTTTGTGTTTGAGAAAAAATGTTAGGATCAGCAACCGGAAGTATATCTACCTTCTCATCAAAGTCTGCAACCTTAACATTTCTTGTAGCACCAGGAACATCGTAAGGATATTCGTCTGGTAAATAAGTTTTAAATACTTCTGCTAATAATCTAAATTCATGTTTAAGACCAACGTATAGTCTTTTGTGGATTGCGGACATAACTCTAGAGCCACGTTCTAAAAGTGCAACTGTAGTACCGACCGCGGCTTGTTGATTCATATCTCCAACTTGTGAGTCTGCAATACTTGCAAATCTTTGACCTGCATTAACTACAACTCCCATTAATTGTAAAAGAGTTTGATCAGGACCTTTAAAAGGCAATTGCATAAACTGATCTTTAATATTTCCACCAGGTGCATCTACATCTCTAAATTCACCAGGTTGTAATGGCTGTGCATCATCTCTAATTCTTATACCTCTAGTTTTAAAACCAGCTGGTAAGTTAGCTAAAGTTCCTGCATCTAATAATTGTCTTAGTGCACTTGTTGCAGTTCTAGTTAAACCACCAATCATATGTATTAAACCAAAACCATAAAAACCTGTACCAGGTAAAAATTTATATTGTACAAAGTATTTTATTTTTTTTCTTAAAGGATCATCTTCTGTAAAATTTCTTCTAATAGATAAAATTTCATTAGTAGATTCTAGTATTGTTATAATGTATGGAAGTTTAATTCCTGTTGGTTCACCATCTTGACCCATATCTTCAAAACCTTCTAGATCTAAATCTGTATGCATTTCTAAAAGTGTGTATTGATCTTCGGAATTTCCATCTTTAGAAATTCCTTCTAATCTTAACTCTGCATCTTTAACTTGGTTTTCAACAACAGGAGGTTGACCTATTTCTATGTCTTTGTAAAAACCAGAAACTTGTTGTTTTCTAATTTCATTTTCTGACATTCTTAAAACATGAACTATTGCTTCTGCATCTTCTAGTGAGTTAGCAGAATAAGGTACAACTAAGTCATCTGCTTGTACAAATTTAGAAACAGCTCTACCTAAAAGATCATCATAATAAATTTTCTTAAAGGTAGAACCAGACAGGGGTAAATAAAAAAGCATTTGATCAAATTCAGGTTCATACTCTGGCATTTGATCCATGATTTGATAATTCATAAAATCTTTTACTCTGTGTGCTTGGTCTTGTTTTTCGTTAGTCACATCTCCTAAAATTTGTGCACGTACTGGACCATCAGCTGGTAATAATTCTTTGTAAGCTTGCGCTTGAAATTGTGTAACCGCTTCAGCAAGAACAGGATGGTTTACACCACTTGCTCCTCTAAAAGGTTGTGTACGTCTTTCGTATTTAAAACCTAAAAGTTCTAAACCTTCTCTGTAAGTGTCTTCCCAGTCACCTCTAGATTGTTTGTAGTCTGTATATTTGTCAAAAAGATTAGAACCTAGTTCGTCTAGGTATTGCTCGTCCATAACTTCTGCTAAGTTTGAAAAATGATCTTCTGTTTCTAATCCTTCCATGGCATTAGGATCAAAATTTATTTCTGCTCCACCTTCTTCGTCCATAGTTACATTTGCTTCACCTTCTTGCGTAGGAACTGTATCTTCTGGAACAGTAACTTCTTGTTCTACAAAAGCTTCGTCAGTAATAGTTTCGTTGGGTAATGCGTCTTCTATTTTAGCCATATCTCTTTCCTGTTAGTTATAACACACCTTCATATGTTGGATTGGAGAGTATACGCAATAATCCTTGATTTGGCAATGTCTTATTTCTTTGAGCGGCTTTGGCTTTTCTTCTTTCCTCTATTTCTCTGTTAGCTCTTTCATTTACCATTTCTGTATTTACAGATTGTAATCCTTGTCTATAAGGTTGAGAGAAATCTGTATCTAACAAAGTTTCATCTTGTGCAATTCTTTCCTCCGTAACAGCTTGTCTTTCAAGAGGATCCATTGTCATAAGTCTTTGACCTTCTCCTACAACACCTTCTAACATTAAAGGACTTGCTAAAATTTCTGCCATTGTTTTACCTTCGTCATACATTTGTTTCATAAAATATGCTTCTAGTGGTAATGCTGCAACACCTAAAGCTTTTCCCACAGATTTAGCTATAGATTTAACTGCACCTTTAGTCATACCTGGCGCTTCTGCTATATTAGCTGGGAAAGAATAAAGTGAGTTTCCTGATTTTGCTAAATCTTTTATTTTAGCTAAGTCTGCTTTAGATGCATTTTTAAAAACAACATTTGCTCCTGTTTTGCCTCCTGATAAAGTAATTTTAGGATCTCTAATTACATCTTTATATTTAAATCCTGTTTTAGACATAGGGCTTTCTGTAAAAGAAAGTCTACTTTTAATATTTCTATATTCTGGATATTTAAGTCTTAGTGCTCTTTCTTCTGCAGCAAGTTTAGCTAATGCTTTTCTTTTTGCTTCAACAGACATACTTCTATTTAATTCAATAGCTCTTTGTCTGTATTGAATATTATCTATTTTTTTTTCGAAAGGATGATAGCTTAATTTATTCACATCTTTTAAAAGCATAGCTTTGTTGCCTGTAGTAACTTTACTTTTTCTATTTCCTAAATGAGAAGATTCTTTTCCAGAACCTAAAGATGCTCCTGATTTCTTTTCTGCTGCTTCACTACTATATCTTTTTATTTTAACTTTTTTTCTATTTTTAGTAGCATTTTTATTTTTAGGATCACTTTTTCTTTCTGTTCTTTGAGCTGTTATTTTTTCTGCTGCTTTTTTTGAAAGTACTTTTGCATCAACTAAATCTTTTTTAGTAAAATCTTTATATTGTTTTTGGTCTGCTATTTTTTGAAACTTTTCTATAGTCTTTGGATCTTTTAAATTTATACCTTGTTCGTTTCTTAATTTAAATTCTGGTTCACTCCAATTATAAGTTTGTTTTGCTTTTTGCAAATATCTTTGCATTCTACTTTTGCCTGTACTACCTTCAAATAAAACTTTGTTAGCACCGGTAGATAATTTTTTGGCAATCTCACCTGCACCGTATCCTTGATCATATAATCTTTTTATTTGAGGTCTTAATCCTCTTTTGTTAACTTCATTAAAAACTGAATCTAATTTTTGTAGTTCTGCTTTAGCTAAACCACCCTTCGCGTAACCCTGTCTCATAGCCTCTTTGACTGCTTCGCCAAACTCATAGCCATCATCCATTAACTCTTTTACTTTTCCGGTAAATGCCTTATCGCCGGAACCATTAGTCGATCCGCCGTCCGCGAATCTTTTTTTAAATAATATGTTACCGCCGTCTTTGTTAACGTCGACCTCGAACATCGAATCGTCGCCATAGTAACCGCCGCCAATGTTTATCTTACCGTCTTTATAACGATAGCCACCAGAGATTTTACCTTCTTGTTTTTTTTCTTTTAAATTTATTAGGATGTCTTCAAATAGTCCGGCCATTACCGTCTCCGTAGACTAACAATGCCGCCGTCGAAATAGCTTCTTCTTCTGCTGCCACCTCTACCCATAAGACCACCATCTCTTCTAGGAGAGTTATAACCTCCTAGTGATGTATCAGTTTCTTTTCCACCAGTAAAACCACCTCCTTGATCTGTGTTACCAGCTTCAAAAGCCATACCAGGACCTGTATAAGATTCTCGACCTATTTGACTTAAAGTCATACCTTGATTTAATCTATCTTGAATACTTTGTCTTTCAGCTTTTCGTTCGGCTTCCCGTGCCTCTTCTTTAGCTTTGTTTTCTTTATATTCTTTGTATTTATCTTTAGCATATCGTCCTATAAAAAAACCTATAGGATTAAATGCAAAACTTAAAGCAGCCATAAGACCCATAGCTCTGTTTTTTGTTTTTTGTCCAGATATATCTGATTTGTCTTTGTCAGAAAGTTCATAACCCATACCTGTTTGATTATCTACACCAAAACCAAAATCATCAGAAGTAATTCCTGGATCGGTTGCTCCTGATGGAGCACCTGCTCCCCTTTCCTCCTCCC